GCAAAACTAATAGCATCATCTAATTTTCCACAAAGCGCAACGGAAAGTAAGCCTGCTACAGTTTCCTTAGAAGTGTTTTCATTCACAATCTTCGCATTGCTTAAATCTACGTATGCCTTCTTTAAATAATAATATGCTGCTTTATCTTGCATTTCTTCCGACGTAACGAAAGAAATCATGCTTCTTACGGCAGCCTCATGATTTAGAGGAATAGGATTGTATAAGAAGAAATACTGGATATTATTGCCGGCTTCTCTTTTGTAAGGTGCGAAGTCATATTCGCCTGCCCTATCTTGAACTGCCTCTGCGTATGACTTAACTCTTTCAGCGGCACCAGGACGATTGCCATTGATCTGAATGCAATCTTCTGCCCATTCTTGTATTTCTGGTTTTAGAAAATCAATATCAATAAGTTGTGATATCGTCATTCTATATGCGCCGTATTCACCGCGATTGTGAACCTTACGCCATATGTTTCTCTTACCGCCGACAACATATTTTCTAGAAATTGCTTGTTGACATGCCGTAAGAACTTTTACACAGTCTTCTTTTGTTAATTTGCCGGGCGAACCGATATCTGGTAATTTTGCGGCAGTAGTTTGATATCCAGAACTTGCCTTAGAAGTTTCAATCGTAGTAGGAACAGCCTTTAATACTTCAGTTGCTGCTTTAGAAACATTGAGAGGAACATCTGCAATCTTTAATGCGCCGGTTATCACTCCGGAAATATTTCCATTTGATGCTGCATTAAGAATGCTTAACCCATTTGATAATAATTTGCTAGTAGTTTTATCGATAACTCCACTCTTAGTAAGAGTTGCGAGCAACTTATTTGCATTAGAAACTGTATTTCCGGGCAGCGATGACGAAGAGACATTAATCTGTTTAGTTAAACTATTTGCACCCGTCTTTGAGAGTAAACCTACTGCCGCTAATCCGCTAGTTACTGCGGATAAGTTGGGAGTTTTTCCTTGTTCGATTGTGTTCGCTAAGGACAATCCAGATTTGACTGCCTTGGCCTGATCTCGTGACAAAACGCCAGCTGAAGACAGTGCATTTACCGTTGAGGATAAATCAGGAAGTTTACCAGTTTTGACAGACTTGACTGCCGAGGTAATTAGACTGGTTGCTTGTAATAATGACATTAAATGCTCCGATTATGCTTTAGCAGACAACATTGCTGGTGTATATTGTCTAGAGAATTTATCAACTTTGGCGAAATTTTCTCTACCAAAGGCAGAACCTGTGCTAAAGTTGTCTCTGCCTCCAGTTGCATCTGTAATGATTTTGTTTGCTTCGCTCTGACTTCTCGCCGTTTTTCTGCCTCGAACCACTCCTCCACCCAAGCCTCGATATTGATAGAAGGCAAAAAACGCCTTAACCGCCACATCTTGATCAGTAATCAACAAATCTGGATTAGCTATGATATCAACGCCAATAATTTGTTTAATCGCGGCATAGTTTGCTCTACCCGTCAACTGATTTAGACCCTTACCTCTGTAATTCCATCCGTCGGTTCCGCCTTTATTACCATTTACGGTAGCATAGATGAAGTTGGCCAGACCCTGTGGATTATTGGCATATTTAACTGCCTGATCTGCTCTTTTCGGCCACACTTCTCTAATTCTTGCTGCGGAATAATTCATTTTTTCTGCTTTGGGCGTCAGACCACATTCTTTTTGCGCGAGTGCAACAAATGCGATAGCCATATAGTCATCATAACCAAGACTTTTTGCTGTTTGGAAAATCTTTTGGGCCATTCCTTTGGCACTACCGGATACTTGAATATCTTGTGCGCCGCCTGGTGCACCTGCTGGATCAGAAGCACTGTTGCCACCTGCTGGTGCGCATGGATCACCTGCCGGACCGCCAGGTACCGCACCGACCGTGCCAAAAAACATGGGGTGCTGGCCGTCTGAGCCATCTGCAAAGAAACCTACGACCCACGTTCCGGTCACTACGCCGTTCGCCGAGCCGCCGACCCCAGATATTGAGGGATTATTTGCGGGCATAATTGGGACAGCCCACGGCAAATCTTCTGTCGGTAGTAGCTCCGTGCTATCTATGTGATAACCCATGATACGAACACGGCATCTTCCGATGCGTAAAGGATCGTCGCGATCTTCGACCACGCCGAACCACCAGTAAAACTGGCCAACATTATTAGTTGTTCTATTATCCATCATAGTATAAGTAACTCCATTAATCTATTTATTTGCTTGGAGCCGGGGTTGGAGCCGGTGAAGGAGGATTAGTTGTTGCTGGCGCGGCGGCAGGAGCAGCCGATGCTTCTTCGGCTACAAGTTCTTTCAAATAAGAATCCTTAGCAATTTCACAAATCATATTATGTCTCAATTTTGTAATTTGATGATGTATCGCAGTTATCATATAATATCCACTTATCCATATATCTTTAACACTGTCCTCATCCGTTTCACCATTTCTGCCAGACCCAACGGAAGGGTAATCGAAATCTACGATTGTACCAACTTCCATGTCTGTTCTACCAGGAATAGTAATTTTCATTTTCATGGTAGAAATGTCGGAAAATAGACTATTTCGTTGTTGAACATATTTTTCAGGATGAAGATTCATCAATTCCGGGTCTGTGCTATCTAGAACACCAGGATGTATAGACTCAATAAAAACTTTACTGTCGGATGAGCGAATGACTGTAGCCGGAAAAATTGAATTATATTTCTTGCTTTCATCCAGAACTAGACCCGTTTGACCGGGCGCAGATTTATAACTACCTAAATGAGGATATTTCTGAAACTCAAACCCGTGATCGTATGACGTTGCCACATATTCTTTCTTGACTACATCTAATGTGAAAAGAGAGCTTGCAAAATGCCCCAAGTCTTGACCTTTAAGAACATCAACGTTTGATAGAAACTCTAGATTTTCAACGTGAGAATACGCCAAACGAATTGCATTTTCTCCTAGTTGTTCTGCCTCATATTTCTTACGATACTTCAACTTCGACATAATAAAGCCAACTGACATTTGCGATCTAATTAGATCGTTTATAGAACACATGTAAAAACCTTTGGTCGTCTCATAAAATAGAAACGTCGGTGCATCTGTAACATTTGTTCCCAATGCTCGTTTTGATAGATAACCCATTATTTGAAATGGTGTCCACATAGGAGGTAATAATGAAACCTTAGAAGTATGTGGAGTATCGCCGATAGTAAAGTCAGATTTGGGAGCAGTTGCCGCCGTGTTCTTATCGTTCAAGTATCTAGGAATATCCTTGAACGAATCCTCAAAAACTTTTGCTGCTATTTCATCTGTTGTACCTTCATACTTCTGGCACAAATATGAAATATTATCTACCATACCTTCCATCGAAATGAAGTGCAGAGAATACAATTGTTCTTTGTCTTCATTTGACAAAAATCTATTCTTGATAGCATATACAGCAAATGATTTTTGTATTTTATTTGTTGGATCGTAAGGCGCCTGCGCCAACTGAGGAGTAGAAACATCCAGAGTTAATATTTCATCGCCAATTAGAGGAACTTTTTCTATCAGGTTTTGTGTGTCACGAATAATGACATTTCCATGTAAGCAGGGAGAGAACATATCTTCATAGATATTGATTTCGACCACGAAGTCTCTAATATCAATAATGCCGCCGTTAGTAACTAGCAACACCTCGTTGTAAATAACATCGCCTGCTTTTTGCAGAATCGCAGGATTCAGGTCAGCAAAAGCCTTCTCATCGAAATCATCTTCATTCGAAAAAAGATCCGCATCACCTTCATAATCCGGATCTCCCTTGGGCTTAGATGCACCCAAATAACTAAGAAAGTCTACCATTATATTACCTTGAAATCAATGTTTGGAATTTGGTTACGAATGAACTAAGATACTTGGGTTCTAAAATCTGGACTTCTCTCTTAGCATCATTCAGTATTTCTTCATATTCGATATTCGTAACTGCGATTTTATTTTCAGTATAGCTAGATTGTACCGTGATACCGTCATCGCTTTCATAGTGATGGACATCGTATAGTCCTTCTAGCCCGCCATATTTTAGTTTACTGTATTCAATCAAATCTGCACCCGACTTAGGCCATTCTTCTCTAATGTCAACGATGTTATTTAAAATCATAATAACCCAGTGATATGTAGGTGAACCATAATATAAGTCACTGACTTGCTCAACTGTGTATCCTTCAGGAATAGTTACTGTCTCTAATTCGGAATAATGTGTCGCAAACGTATTTGTGTAAACTCGTCTGAAAATATCCGTGACATACTTATATTCATTTCCAATTTTAAGCATACCTGATGGAAAATTAGTAAAATATGTCATGATTAATATCCCAGCTTTGAACGTTTGTTTGTGAGAGTTTCGAGTTCGGTAAATTCAAGTCTAATAGTAGCTTCTGTTGGCATACCGCTAGTTCCTTGAAAAGTGGTGAACCCATCTGCACCATAATCGATATTCATTCCTGTCAGGGCACAATTTGATATTCTTCTGACCCAGGTGTTTTCTGCGCCAGACTTATGGTAAATTACAATTAAAAACTCGGAAGGATAAATCAGAAATACGCCAGCATTACTAGGTTCTGGATGCATATGTTCAAGAAATGTCCCAATAATACCACCGACGCCACCCCTGGCCTCCGATTTACCAAAAACTGTTAATCCTTCTTCATATGTTCTGGGTGCAAATTTATATTCAAAACCAAATTTTCTGAATCCCATATTTTTAAACAACTGCTCTTTATACGGGTTCTCTACTGTTTTTGATGTAGCTTCTTTTAAGTTTGTAACCTGATTTCCGCCAATTGCACCTGCAAGACTTGCTAATTTTCTGGCTGCTAATGCACCAACATCGGTACCGACATCTCCTAGTGAGGCTTCTCCACTAAAGTTGCCCGTTGCCGCGGCGCCGACAAAACCTCCTATATCGGCAACATCATAGTTTGCCGAATAACCGTAGCTAAGTTTATCTTGAATGCCTAAAACAATTGCTTTAGAACCCATAATCAATCTTCTTGCGCCTATACCATTAAGAGCCGCACCAGCTGCCACCCCGGCAGCTATACCCAGTGCCGCTGTGACACCTGCTGTTCCAACGGCACCAGATTTGAAGAAGTTTGATAAACCACCTTTAGCGCCCATAATACTCTTCAATCCTGCAAGACCAGCAGTACCTAATGTTTCGGCAGCAAGTTTTCCACCTAGTGCAGCACCAGCGGCTGTTGCATGTTCTGCATCAACTCTTTGTTGGCCTGAAGTTTCAAAAATAGTACCTCTATTACCAAGTGCAGTTGCCGCGCTGGTACCTTCTCTAACAAGAGGATAAAAAGCTATCCAATGTGTGTGTTCACTTTGGTCGTTAACAGTAGCTAAACTTTCCGGATATGTAAATGTCTTGGACGCTTTACTTGCTTTACTAAATGGATCGACCATACCCTTTTGGTCTCTATTAAATCTTCCTGGAGTAGGAGAAGAAGAGGACTGCTTTGGGCTTGCCGGCTCTCTTTTTTGTTCTGCCATTTCTAATAAATATCCTATTGGGGTTAGTTTGGACTATTTATATGGCATACACGAAGGAGACTATGAAAGGTCTCTACAAAATACAATATCCTAAGAAGTATTTAGGTGATCCTAGTAGAATTATATATCGTTCTAGCTGGGAACTAAAGTTCATGAAATGGTGCGATAGTAATCCCAACATATTAGAATGGGGTTCAGAAGAACTTGCTATTCCTTATTTGTCGCCAAAAGACAATAGGGTTCATCGTTACTTCGTGGATTTCTACATTAAGGTAAAAGAAAACTCAGGTGATGTTAAGAAATACTTAATAGAAATCAAACCTGCAAAGTTCGTTAGAGAACCAAAAATTCCAAAAAGAAAAACTAAACAATTTCTTAATGAGGTTATTACTTGGGGAGTAAATCAAGCCAAATGGAAATATGCAACTGAATTTTGTAAAGATAATGGATGGGAATTTCTTATATTAACCGAGAAAGAACTTGGAATTAAAGCATAAATATAGACTAAGGAGATTAAATGATGGCTAAAGCAGCAGGAAATTCAAAGACAGTATTTGCGCCTCGCCGCAAGGGTGTGAAACTAAGCACGATGAACAAGCATAAGCGCCGCAATTTTAAAAAGTATAGAGGTCAGGGCCGTTAATGCCATCAAATAACGCCTTTCAGAAACTTCGTGCGCAAGTAGGAGATGGACAGAAGTCCATTGACTGGTATATGCGCAATGTCAGAGGCTTAGTTGGTGCAAGAGTTTCTGGAAACACAGTGATGCAATCTGATATCGGCAGTCTTACTAGTAAAGTAGAGATTGGCGCGATGTATATGTATTTCTATGATCCAAAGTTAAAAGCCCAACTTCCTTTCTATGATACCTTTCCCTTGGTATTGCCGTTCGGTCCAGCTAAAGGCGGCTTCTATGGTATTAACGTTCACTATTTGCCTTACCTGTTAAGAGCAAAAGTTTTGGGTGAATTGATGAACTTTGCGGATTCCAAGACGCTTACCCCAACCAGCAAAATGCGCTTGTCATATAATCTTTTAAATAGTCTACAAACAGCAGCCGAAATTAAACCTTGCATCAAACATTATTTGACCACGCATGTAAGGTCGCAATTCATGAAAATTAATCCTGCCGATTGGAAGGCAGCGATATTCTTACCAGTTGAAGCGTTTGTTGGTGCAACTAAAGAATCCGTTTTCAGAGATACTAGGAGCAAGATTTAATGGAGCAAGCACACAATAGCTTGGCAAATTTCCGCGCGGAGACGAGAAAAAGAGATTTTGCTCGTTCGCATAGATTTGAGGTACAAATAATTCCTCCGCAAAATTTAATGGGCGACGATGGTAAAAGAGTGCCAGGCGGACAAAGAATGGCCACACACTTAACATCTGCCGGTCGTTCAGCCAATCATCTGTCTCTATTTGTAGAAGATGCTATGATTCCAGGGATACTCCTTGGAACTAGACCAGTTAGAATCAACAATTTAAATGAACAACGTGCCAGCGCCATTGATTTTGGTGGGGACTCAATTACCTTTACGTTTTTAGTTGATGCGACATGGGCAGCAAAAGACTTTTTCGGAGATTGGATGCGCGGAATTATCAATAAGAGAACCCGTGAAATTGCTTTCCCGAACAAATATTATGGAGGCATGATAGTAACTGCCTTGAATAATAAAGATGAAGTCGTTGCCAAATGGGAAATAGAAGATGTATTTCCAAGATCGATTGCACCCATTCAAATGTCTAATAGTAACACACAGCCTATTAGATTACCAGTGACATTTACATATAAAAGATGGTTTGTAATACCAGTTTAATTAATGAAGGACTAAATTATGCCGTTGCCAACTATGACTACTCCGACTTTCAGAGTAAAGTTGCATTCTTTATCAAATGAAATTGAGTTTCGCCCCTTTCTCGTAAAAGAGGAAAAGATACTTATCTTGGCTCAAGAATCCAACGAGCCAAAAGAGATGATAAAGGCTATGCAAGATATTGTTACATCTTGCTCTAATGGAAATGTGCAGGGCAGAGACTTGCCGTTTTTTGATCTACAGTATGCATTTATTCAATTACGCTCCCAGTCTATTGGCAGTGTCACTGATTTCGTTTTGATTTGCGGTGAATGTGGACACAAGACTGAGACTACATTAGATTTGAATTCGTTGACAATCGATTTTCCCGAAAATCATACGAATAAGATAATGCTATCAGATGCCGTTGGCGTGATTATGAAATATCCAAAGGCAGAAATTTTGGTCGATGATGAAACTCCGGCATTCGATCTTGTCGTAGCGTGTATAGATAAAATCTTCGACCAAGACGAAATCTACAACGCAGAGGATGAAGGTCCAGAAGAAGTAGAAAAGTTTATTAACAGTCTTTCGACACAGCAGTTTGAAAAGATAGTAGAATTTTTCCAGACTTCACCAAGACTTGAAAAGACAATTGATTATACATGTGTTAAATGCGAAACAGAAAATACGGTATTAATAGACGGTGTAGAAAATTTTTTCGAATAACCCTTTCTCATGATAATTTGATGAATCATTATAAGACAAACTTTATTTTAATGCAAGAACACAAATACAGTCTGTCAGAACTTGAAAATATGATGCCATGGGAAAGGGAAGTTTACATTGGATTGTTGATGACTCACTTGAAGAAAAAAGCAGAACAGAACCAACAGGATTATTAAGAAATGGCCAGTAACTTACAAGGACTATCAGATAGACTACAGACTGCCCCCAATAATGGGCCAGATCCTGTTGTCGACCGTCTGGATGAGGTTATAGGTCAAGCAAAAGACATCAAAAAATTATTGAGTTCGTCTGGTTCCGGTGCGGGGAAAGAAACTCAGTTAGAAAAGATTAAGGAAACTACAAATCCTTTGTCAGTGACTACCGTTGATGGCGAAAAAGCGGCCAAGATTTTGTCCGCTGCCACAGAAAACATAAGCAAAGACTTAGAGCAGTATACAGACGAAGAGCGTAAAATGCTGACCGAACTTGTCAAAGAAATTGGCAAGTTGACCGAAAAGAACTTAGAAGGATTCAATAAAGGTATCAAAGAGGTGCTTGCTCTAGCTAAAAAGGGGCAAGCCGTTGCACAGGCTTCAGGTAATACAGACGCCGCAACTAGATTTGCGAATGCCGGAAAGGCAGCTAAAGAGCAATATTTTCAAGCGAATGATATGGGTCTTAAAGGAAAAGAAGACACATTTAGAAATCGCTTGAAGCGTGCCGTTAGTGGCAAAGACACAACAACGGGTACTGCAATTCCAAAAGGATTTGTAAAAACTCAACTTGAAGGCGCAAAAAGAGTCTTCACCGGAAAGCCGGGCGATCTCAGATATGACCTTTTCACTTCCGATAAAAAGAAGAGAACCGAAGCTAGAGACAGTATGGGCGTGGCCCAAGAAGCGGAAAAATTAACTGATCTGACTACAGAACAGAAGAAACTACTGGCCGATAGAGGAATAGCGCCTGCTTCTGAAAAAGATATATCATATCGTAGAGAGGGGAAACCGGTATCAAAAGATACTATCAATCAAGAACTTCAAAAAGATTATGATGAGAAAAAGGGCGCATCGGTTATTCTACCTGATAAGCCAACCACAGGAGCAGTAGCGGCTGGTATAGAATCTAATGTAGCACAGCCAACTAGCGAACTGCAAGAAGATGCGGCTGGAATGTCAGAGAGCCCGGTTGTAGATGCTATCCAAGAAAATACGAAAAAGCTAGACGAAATATCTGATACATTCAAAGAAGCAAATGAATTATTCTCTGCAATAAAAGACACAATAGAAAAGATTGCTCAATCGCTTGAGAGTTCTGGTGGTTCAGACGGATCAGGTGGCGGTGGTGGGGGAATCGATATCGATTTGCCTAGTCGCAGAAATCGTGGCGGAAATATTCCTGGTGCGCCGGATGGAAGCAAGCAGTCAAAATCAGAAAGAGCTAGAAGTCAACCGAGAGACGCCAAGGGTAGATTTGTCAAGAAAACCCCCGATGTTCCAGCTGGTAGAAAATTCGGTAAAGGAAAAGGTATACTTGGCGCCCTAGCCGTTGGCGCCGGTGCTATCGGCATGGGTTCAATGATTGCTGGTAACGATAATGATGGCGGTGAAAACTTAGCTGGAAATAATGCCACAAACATGGCAGCGAACACCGCAATGACGGCGGCCGAACTTGCACCCACAGCAAAGACGGCTGAAAAGGGTGCGGTTAAAGCAGGCGAGAAAGTTGCTGCTAAGGGTGCAGCGAAAGTAGGTACAAAAGCTGCCTCCAAGGGAGTAGCAAAAGTTGGTGCAAAAGCACTTGGCAAATCACTACTAAAGAAAATACCAGGAGTGGGTCTAATAGCCGGTGGAGTATTTGCTGCTCAAAGAGCTATGTCAGGCGACTTCGCCGGTGCAGGACTAGAGTTAGCATCTGGAGCAGCCGGAACTATTCCTGGTGTGGGAACAGCCGCCTCTGTTGGATTAGATGCTGCACTGGCTGCTAGAGATATGGGAGCACTGGGCGGTACACCAGAAACACGTGCCGCAGAAGCCGCACAAAGTGGGCAAGCACCAAAGGCGGCAACACAACCAAAACAAACAGCTAAAGTCCAGGGTAAGCTCT